GACTGCTGACGACGTAGCTGCTCTGTTGGAGAAGGGCGGCTTGAAGCGCAACTTGGAGGACTGGAGCCTGATGGACGGCGCTGTCGTCACCATCTCGGTCCACGACGGCCACGGTGGCGTGTCGACCAAGAAGCTGTTCGTCCGATGAGCGACCGCGAAGATCTGCGCCCCATCAACAGCCGTACCGGCGAAGTTCAGGACACCCCGCTGGTCGATGACCTAGCCGACGTGCTGTCACACATCGTTGTCGGCTGGGAGCCGCTCATCGGGCACGACCTTGCCTTGCACCCCTCGGTGGTGCGGGTGATGACTCGCTACCGCACCTACAAGGCCGAGAACAACGCCATCCTCAGGGAGATGCTGTGAGCGAAGTACTGATGATCAAGTGCGACAACCCGAAGTGCAAGAGTGTGGGTGATCCCGAGCACGTTCCCGGCCAGTACGGCCAGCGCAAGAAGCGGGGCGAGAAGGTGATGGGTCCGTACGGCTGGCACCAGGGCGACGGCTGGCTGGTGGGCTGCGGCCCGAGCTACAGCTACATGGCGTGCTCCACCGAGTGCGTCGGGCCAGCAGTCGCCCATCTGTTGGAGATGGCCTACGAGGCCGAGCGCGAGCGATGATCATCAACGGCTCCGAGTGGAGCGACGACGAGATACGTCAGTACGCCACGCAGGAGCGTGACCTCCATGATCCGGCCCAGCAGGAGGGCAACGGCTACGAGCGCTGCGAGCACTGCCACTACACCCGGCACCCCTGCTCGGTCAACGAACTGGCGACGATCGTGCTCGCCCTCCTCGACCGATGACCAACCTGCACCGCTTCGGGCTGTGGCTGGCGATGATCACGATCATCATGGACGTGGCGATCCTGGCGAACCACTACCACACCCCATAGGTCGATATGGGAGGGGGGACCGGTTTCCCGGTCCCCCCTTGGCTACCCCACGGGGGCAGGCCCGTGGCTTCTTCTTCTTCCCGTTGGGCGTCGTACCAACAGTAACACTTTCGCCGTGCCGGCGTGATGCCAAAGGTTTCATTCCTTTGGCGAACGTGATACCGTGACGCCATGCCTGACTCTGAGGACAAGTACGCCACCTTCAATCGAGACGACGTGATCAAGGTGTCAGACGGTTACGCCACCTTCCCGATCAGCGCCGAGATCTCTGACGCCGTAGTGATCCGTCGCCAGGACAAGTTCGCCTCGCCGGCCTTGGCCACCTACGCGGCGATGATCGCCGTGGCCCTGAGCTTCATCGATGACCCGGTGCAGCGGGCCAACCTCCTCCAGATCGCTGACTATTTCGAACACCAAGCACAGCTAGCAGCTGATGAAGGAAGGAAGATCCCCGATGTCTGACACCCGAGCCAACCCGGCGACCGTCACCGACCAAGACCTGCAGGACGAGTTCCGTGCCGGCTTCGATGATGCCCGCTCCGTACCTGATATGACTGAGGACGTGGCGAAGCCGACAGAACTGACCGTGGAGGACCTCATGGTCCTGTTGGGCGACATGCCGGCCGACGCCAAGGTGGCTCTGGTCACCCGGCACGGCGAGGCCGAGGTCTTCACCGTCACCCTGGACGACAACACCGGCTGGGTGCTGCTAGAGGGCTGATGACCCCGAGCGACGCACTCGTTGGCGCTGTGCGTCGGTACGTCGCAGATCGGGTACCGCCAGAGCAGGTCGACTCCGTCACGGAGGCCACTTGCGCCATGGTCGCCATGCTGATGGTCGACCGATCGTTCACCCAGCACCTCCGCGTCGTCCAGGACCTACTGCAGGAAATCCAATGGCTGAAGACCCAAGTCCTCCACCAGCAGAAGCTTCTCCTACTGTCGACTGGCGGAAGGCCATCCTCGACCTCATCCACGAAGACGCCGCGGAAGCGCTCCGCCGCCGCCAAGAAGAAGGCAGCACCGTCCAGCAGGACTTCGGCCTCCCCCAAGAGAACACCTGGCCCCCCAAGGTCCGCTACAAGTTCGCGCAGGGCAGCAACACCACACCCGGCCGCTCATTCCACGAAGGCGTTCAAAGCGGGTTTCAAGCAAGCCCGCCGGTAGTCCAGTCGCCCAACGCCCACTGTCGCCAGTTGGGCCACCAGTGGAAGCACAACGGCCTGGTCGACTCGGGCCGGGTGGAGGAGTGGGTCTGCACCTGGTGCAACATGACCCGTCACTCGACGGTGTCGTGGGGGCAGATGAAGCAGACGCTGGCAGCACCAGTGGAACCCATCCTCACCAAGGAGCAGGCTGCGAAGATCCTCGGGAAGATGGCACCAGTGATACCCAAGCCTGAGGTCGGCTGGATCTGCTTCTACTGTGGCGATGAGTTCGTAGACGAAGAGGGCCTCCTCGACCATGAGGACCTCTGCGCCGAAGAAGCGTAAGGACGAGATCGGCCCACCCTCTTCAACTCGCCCCCACAGAGCGGGCCGGTTGGTCCTGGAGTGTGTCTCGTCCTCCCCCCTGGTTGGAGTCATCCCCAGCCAGGGGGGCGACGGGCCGGCCTAGTTCTGCGCCGAGTTGAGCCGGTCCCAGATGTGGGGCAGCTTTTCGGGGCGGTCGTCCATCGGGATGGCCTGGATCTCGGTTTCCAGCGCCTGACCCTCGACAGCGCGAGCCGCCAGCGCCACTGACACTTGGGCGGCGATCTGCCACGGGATGGCGACCCAGGCCGTCTCCTCGTCCCCGTCGTGGATGCCGAGGATCACCTTGACGTCACCATCGGACTCGCTCATGCGGAGGGCGACGGAGACGTTGTTGCCCTGGACCATCACAGGATCAATGTAACAACGATTCGGTAACGTAGGCGCATGGCACGGAAGAAGGCGGGTGCGCCTCCCAAGGCGACAGCGCCGCGGCAGTACAACCGTGACAAGAACGGCCGCTTTGCCAAGGCGACCAAGGAGCGCGCCACGCGTCGTGCCGAGCCGGCCGAGGACATCGAAGGCGAAGACCTCGACTCCGAGGGGGAGGTTCTCCGCACCGACCTCGGGCCATGGGCCGAGACGCCGAACTCCAGCCGCGTATCGGCATATCGCTACGACTACATGAAGCAGGAGACTCAGGTCACCTGGCGCAACAACGGCAACCCCGGCTATGCCTACTCGGGAATGAGTTACGAGGACTTCCGTCGCTTCGCCCGGATCGCATCGAAGGGCAAGTACATCAACTCGACCCTCAACGGGTTGAGCTATCGCCGGCTCACCCCCGACGAGGTGAGCGCACCGTCCAACCGGGAGCGTCGAGCAGTGAGCCGATCGAGGGCGTAGTGATCGTTGTCCACTCGGTCAAGCCATATCGGGATATCGAGTTCTACTGGGGCGTCGAGTACGACATCCCCGTCTGGGACACCAAGCACGTCTCCTGGGCCTTCCTCATCGAGGATCTGCCCCCGTTTCGCCGGTCCAGGTGGGGGGTGCGCTTTCGTGTAAGAGGGCGGGCGCTCCACCTGGGCCGGTGCTTCCGAGGTGAGGACCCGCATCGGAGGTTGACTGACGTCGAGCTAGACGAGATCCGCAAGTGGAGGGGACCGCATGTCGTGGAAGAAGAAGTCGATCCCGATCCCGGAGGCGAGCCGGTACGACCGGATGAGCGCGCAGGATCTGACTCTTGGCCTGGAGGCAGCGGTGTTCAACACCAACCACATGCTCCAGACGTACCAACAGAGGCTCGGTGAGCCAGAGCAGGCCCTGGCGCTCCTGCAGAGCCACGCCGAAGAGGCGGTAGCCCTGGCCAAGGCCCTTCGGCGCAAGCTCGTTGTGAATCTGCCAAACATTTGATATGTTTGGAGTATGACAACCAGCCAACAGCCCGCTGCCTACGTCATCGAGGTGAGCGCTGGGCCGCTCTTCGGTGAAGAGGTCATCCGTTCCATCGAAGTGGCGGCGTCGCACGACGCTCCCGAACTGACGGCCATCGACCTGATCGAAGGCTTCCGCACCTACTACGGCAGCCGTGAAGAGGTCACCTGGGACGGCGACGAGGTCGACGCCCTCGGCATCCTCGCCGGCCTCGCTCCCAACGGCATCTCGTACCGCATCCAGATCAAGCCCCCGCTGCCGGTGGAGGTGTCGCCTCCCACTCAGCCCACTCTCTTCTGATGAGCGACGACCTCCGCCTTCTTCAACTGGAGAAGCGGATCGATGCTCTGGAGAAGGAGCGTTCCGGCCGCAAGGGCAAGCCGATCCTGGTGTCCGAGGCCGGCATCTGTGGCCTTGAACCCGCCATCGACTCGGCCACTTGCCCGTTCGCCAGCCTGTACCGGCGCAACCAGGGATGCCAGGGCGATGCCTGCAAGGCCAAGGCGTCGAAGTATTACTCTGACAGGCGCGCAAAGGCCGGCTAGAGTCCCCATCAACTCGGTGCTGGATGTGGTCACGTCTTGCAAGCGGGTTCGGTGCTGAAGAGGGAGGCCATCCGGTGGCCTCCCTCTTCCGCGTCCTACCTGGTAGTACTACAGCGTGAGCTTGATCGAGGACCTTGGCTACGGCCCGGATCCAGAGGACCTTCTGGAAGAGGAGGAGGTCGACGCTCCTGTAGAGGACGAGGAGTACGTTGAGCCACTCGATCCAGAGATGGCGGGGTTCCTCGACCAGCTGATCCAGCGGACGATCGTGTTCTGCGAGGAGCTTTCTGGCTTCGAACTGTTCCCCTACCAGAGGTCGCTGGCATATCGCATTATCGAGTCGCTGATCATCGCTGACGCCGAGGAGGTCACCGGCCTGATGGCCCGCCAGAGCGGCAAGTCGGAGGTGGTGGCTACCACCCTGGCGGGCTGCATGGTGCTCTTCCCCAAGCTGGCCAAGAGCTACCCGCTGCTGGAGAAGTTCAAGCGCGGCGTGTGGGTGGGCATCTTCGCCCCAGTGGACGACCAGGCCGACCTGGTGTTCAGCCGTATCGTCTCCCGGCTCACCAGCGAGCACGCCGAACTGATCATGCTCGACCCCGAGATCGATGAGCGCGTCGATGGCAAGTCCAAGGTGCTGAAGCTCTCGTCCGGGTCGTTCTGCCGGCGTCAGACCGCCAACCCCCGAGCGAAGATCGAAGGGGCGTCGTATCACATCATCATCCTTGACGAGGCCCAGGACGCCGACGATCTCGTAGTGCGGAAGTCGATCCACCCGATGCTCGCCTTCTACGCCGGCACCATCGTCAAGATCGGCACCCCCGGCTACAGCAAGGGCGACTTCTACAAGGCCATCAACGTCAACAAGCGCCGGCAGGTGTCCAAGCGCTCCCGGCCCAACCACTACGAGTACGACTACCGCACCGTCTGCAAGTACAACCCGAGCTACAAGAAGTTCATCGAGAAGGAGAAGCTTCGGCTGGGCGAGGACTCGGACGAGTTCCAAATGTCATACGCGTTGAAGTGGATGCTTGAACGAGGCATGCTCGTCACGGAGGACGAACTTGACTACCTGGCAGACCCGTCCATGCAGCTGGTCCGAGGATGGCACCGCTCGCCCTGTGTGGTTGGCGTCGACCCCGCCCGAGTCAAGGACTCAACGGTCGTCACGGTCACCTGGGTCGATTGGGACTTCCCCGATCCGGCCGGCTACCGCGAGCACCGAGTGCTCAACTGGCTGGAGATCAATAACACCGCCTGGGAAGAGCAGTACTTCGAAATCATGGAGTTCCTCGACCCCTACGACGTCGCCTTCATGGGCGTCGATGCACAGGGAATGGGATCAGCGGTGGCCGATCGCATGGCTCGACTCATGGGGTCCCGCTGCGAGGTGATCCCGTTCTCCAGCGACTCCAAGACCCAGTCGGAGCGCTGGAAGCACCTCATCCAGCTGATCCAGCGGCAGATGTTCATCTACCCCGGGCACTCCAAGGCGCGCCGCACGCGGGTGTGGCGTCGGTTCCGCCAGCAGATGGTCGACGCCGAGAAGGTGATGAAGGGCCAGTACCTGTTGATCCAGGCCCCGGAGGAGCGCGAGGCTCGCGACGACTACGTCGACAGCGCCGCTCTGGCCTGTGCGTGCAGCATGCTGGAGACAGTGCCGGTCGTTGAGCAGGTGGATAGCCCGTTCTACCGGGGCCGTTGAACTAGGCTCCGCACCGATACCCGAGGAGGTGCCAATGAGCTACCCGGACCCGGAAGTCCAGTACGAGCGATCCGTCGCCATCAACAACACCCGCCGCGGCCCGCTTCGCTTCGAAGAGGGCGTGGCCACCGACACCGATGTCCCCAATGACTTCGGTCGCGGTGCATATGGCGATACGCAGGGGGACGGCAGCGGCCGGCCCTACCTGTGCGTCAAGTCCCCCGAGGAGACGATGCAGGAGCGTGCCCACGTCGGCTCGTCCACCTGGATCGAAGCCCCGACGATGCTCAACGACTTCGTCATCGGCGCTTCGATCGGCCAGGGGCCGTCGCAGTTCGAGATGGAGCTTGGCTCCGACGCCCGTCTGATCCGCCTCAACCCGGCGATGGTCAACGACTAGGACGCGATGGCGGCGAAGAAGGGGGCGCTCGCCCCCAAGTACCTGACGCCGCTCCCGAAGAAGCCAGGAGCGCAGCCGGCCCCGAAGGCCGGTGCGCTCATCCTCTCCGGGCCGGGAGGCCAGCCGGTTCCTCAACCGCGGACCAACGCGCTCCAGGCCTCGACCGCCAACGCCCCGGCCGGCCGGCCGAAGTCGAACATCGGGGACTACCTCATCCGGCCGACGCCCGACAGCGACACCGGGTTTGAGATGCTCAACTCCCAGCCCGACACGCTGAAGGCCGTCCACCAGAAGTTCCTGAAGCTGAAGCAGCTGCCCTACGGACTGCGGCCGAGCGGGTTGGCGAAGCCGACCGACATGGCCCCCAAGTACACCGACCGGCCCAAGGCCCTGGAAACCAATCGGGCCAAGACGATCTCCCGTGGCTGGCGCGACCCCCGAGGAAGGAAGGGCTGATGGGCGTTACCAAGAGAGGTGTTCCGCGAGGTACAGGTACGCCGGCACCTCGGATGGGAGAGGTCCACGGGCCTACCTCCTTGGACGCAGTGGGACCGGTGCATGGACCCCAACCACGGCGCACCAACCAGCAGGAGGACCCCGAGTCCTTCGTACCCAACTACCTGCACTGGGAGGATCCCCGCCTGGACACCGCCGTGGGTGGCCGAGTAGGCCTCGATGCGCGCTTGGCCAAGCGAGGGATGAACGTCACCAACGCTCTCGCCACGACCTACGACAAGGCCGGCATCGCCGCGGCCAAGCCCACGAACCTGGATACGACGAGGGCCAAGAACGAGTTGGCCATGCGGAACGTCGACAGGATCCAGGAGGTCCCTGGCGTCGGCAACCACCCCACCGGTACCGAGGACATCACCGACCGCTACGAATCCACCTTCGGTCAGGCGACCGCCCGTGGCATCGCCTCGGCAGCCATCCCGCAGGCCGAGCGCCCGGATTGGGACACCGGGGCCATTCCTGGCACCGGGTGGTACTTCGCTCACCGTGGGCACCAGTCGGCCCAGGTCGACCCGGGCGCTGATCTGTCTTCGCGTCAGGTCACGGCCATGGGGGCCAAGATGTCGTCGCTGAAGACGCCCGAGGACGAGGCTGCCGGCATCGGCGGCATCTCCCGGCTATCAGGTCCGATGGCCAACCGGATGCTCAACGGTCGGCGTATCTCTTCGCACTCCTCCGAGGAGCTTGCTGCCCACGCTGTGAACGCAGCGGCCTGGAGCACCCACGAAGCCGATCTGGCCGCTGGGACCAAGAAGACCAAGCGCCCCAACACGCCCAAGCCACAGGCGACCGCCGAGGTCTACGACGCCCTCCGCAACGCCGGTCGCGCTCACGAACCCAACGTCCTGAAGGCGACGCAGATCGCCCGCGCCGAGATCACCCCCCAGCAGGGGTTCGGGGAGTCGACGCCCAAGACCGGCGTGTACGGCGAGATGCAGGCTCAGTCCAACCCGCGCACGCTGGAGGAGACGGACCAGGCGAACATCTCGGCCCATCACCGCGACACCCAGGCCGGCCTGCAGTCCCGGGACCAGGGAATGATGATCTTCTCGCAGAAGGAGCCTGGCCGGCGTGCCTACCCACTGCGCTCCGATGCGCCCACGGCGATCGACACCTGGATGATGGCGGTGGGGTCCGGTCAGCCGATGCGCGGTGGTGGCCTCTCGCCGGCCAAGCGGATGGTGGACAAGGGGTGGCCGCTCGATCCCTCGGCACCGCACAAGGCGAGGGACCTGGGCATCCCTGAAGGCGATCCTTCGGTCACGTCGGAGGCGGTCATCTCGGCCCAGCACAACGAAGCACTCCGACGTGTGTCCGAGGAGCGCATCGGTCCCATCTCGCATGACCAGTTCGGCCAGCCCATCCACATCCCCACGGGCACGCTCCAGGAGACGATCTGGACCGAGGGCCGTCGCCAGGCTGGCGAGGACCCCGAGTTCTCGGCGCATGAGCGCACCTTGGCCGGTGTCCAGAAGAAGGCGGATCGCAAGCACGCCGCGACGCTTCGGGCGAACAAGCCGCTCACCCTGTTCTGACCAAAGGAGAACACCATGACGAACGAACCGACACCCACCACCACCACCGACGACGCCAGCCGCCGCGAAGAGGCCAAGGCCAAGATCAGCGAGGCAGTCGAGGGCCTGAAGGCCGAACTCGCCACCCGCCTCGACCAGTTCCTGGACGAACTGGGTGCGCTGATCTGATGGCAGCCAAGAAGGAGCCGTTCGGCGGCAAGCAGGCCACGCCGTTCGGCAAGGGCAAGGCCGAGCAGAAGAAGGCGACGCCGTCGAAGGCCAGCAAGGGCCGCGAGCGCCAGGACACGGGGAAGGACAAGAAGTGATGGCAACCGGACCAGAAGACAACAAGGGGAACATCCCCAAGAAGCGTGCTGACCGGGCGGCGAACATCAAGAAGAACAAGGCCACTCCTGCCCACAAGTACAAGGTGTCGGAGTCCGGGAAGAAGCAGGCGTCGAAGTGAGTAGTGGACCAGGAGCCAAGAAGCCCCGCATCGAGAACCACCCCGGCCGGCAGGTCAGCGCGGCGGCGTTCGGCGTCGGTGACACCGTCCACGTCCCGGGCCACGGGGCCTTCCAGGTGGACTCCATGGGCAAGCGCTACTTCACCGGCATCAACTCTGCCGGTGGGCGTCTCGGCCAGACCGGCATCGGCCTCGCCAGGGGCGAGGGGTTGAAGGGCGATCGCGCCTGGCAGGTCGACAAGGGTCGCGAGTGATGGCGAGCGGGCACGGAGTCGTCAAGGCCGATCAGGCCTCTCACCCCAACCGTCAGGTGGGTCGTGAGCGCTTCGCCCCCGCCCCCCAGCCCGATCCTTGGTGGATGGACGAGCAGCCCATCAACAGTGACCCCCACCAGGCCGTGATGACCGGGGCACTGCCGGCCGAAGTGGCAGCGCCAGCTGACACAGAGGGCTACGAGCCGGTGGGGTTCCTACACGCAATCCTGGGCGACTACCGCCCGAGGTCATAGGGAGATATCCATCATGGCAGTGACCAATCGCGCAGCGTGGCCCAGCCGGCGGGTCGGAGCCGAGCGCTTCGGAGCCGGCATCGGTGCGGGACGGGTCACGAACATCGTCGGCCCCCGTCGTGGCGTGACCATGGGCGGCGACCAGGAGTTGGCTGCCGGTCACCCGGCCGGCTCGTACGAGCACCCCGTCCACCCTGGCTACCGGCGCGACTACAACCCGGCACCCCTGTTCCCGGACCAGCCCGTGCTCGGTGGCCGGCGCAAGCCGCAGGCCCTGGAGCCAGAAGCGCCAATGAAGGCCTACGTCAAGAAGCGATGAGCAGCCAGTACCGCGGTGAAGTGAAGCCTCGGCGTCAGCCGAGTCGTCACCACATCGTGATGTCCTCTGCTGCCCACGACTACCGCCCTGTCGATGATCCGTTCCCGCCGATCAGCAGCAAGCAGTTCCCGGCGATGTACACCCGCTCCCCCATGAAGAACGCCTACCGCAGCTACATGCGGGCGAAGACGCCCTACACGAAGCGGCAGCGCTGATGGCTGCCCATGAGAACATCTCCTTCGGCCAGTTCGGGGACATGCGTGACGAGCACCCCGATACGCACATGTACCAGCCCAAGGGCAGCAAGAACCGCTACGAGATCCAGGTGAGCGGCAGGGGTAGTGCCGTGATGGCCCGCCGCATCGGCAAGCCCGACAGCATCCTGCCCGGTGGGCGTGCGGCCAAGCAGTTGGCAGGTGGTCTGCACACCTGGAAGGAAGACCCGCCCGAGGTGCTCACCGTCGAGGTCCGCAAGGGCTTCCAGGGTCAGGGACTGGCCCAGGCGATGCTCCACCTGGCCAAGGAGAAGCAGCCCAACCTGTCGCACTCTGGTTCGCTATCGGCCGAGGGCGCACGCTTCGCTGCCGCCAACCCGCTGCCCGGCGATACACCCGTCACCAAGCGGCGACAGGCAGAGCACCTCACTGCCGACGCTGCAACTGCCATGCTGGGCGGGCCAAGAAGGAGCGGCTACTCATGACCATCGCCTTCCAGCCAGGCAGCTATCGCGCCGCGGCCTCCGACCTCACCATCGCTATCAGCCCCCTCGGCCTCGTCGAACTCGCCGACGAGGAGTTTGAGGTACACGGCCCTCGCTTATCCCGATATGCCAACAACTGGGCCTGGTATCTCGGCCACCAGTGGGCGTACCGCCGTGAGATCGGGGAGCCGCAGCTGACCTTCAACTGGGTCCGGGCCTTCATCGACTTCCTGGTCAACTTCAGCTTCGGCAAGGGGGTGAACTTCCACTCCCCCGAGATCACCGGGGCCATCGTGCCCTACCTGCTGAAGGAGGTGTGGGAGATCCACAACTCCAAGCCGGCACTCCTCATGGAGTTCGGCCAGCTGGGCGCGGTGAGCGGCGACGTCTTCGCCAAGGTGGCCTTTGAGCCACCGTTCGTGGACACGGCCGGCCTCCCCCACGAAGGCCGGATCCGCATCCTCCCTCTGAACCCTGCATTCTGCTTCCCCGAGTGGCACCCCCACGACCGCAGCCGGATGATCCGCTTCAAGCTGAAGTACAAGTTCTGGGGCACCGCCCAGGACGGCTCTCGCCAGGTGATGACCTACGTCGAGTTGATGACGGAAGACACCATCGAGGAGTACATCAACGACGAGATGATCGACCAGCGGCCGAACCCGGTCGGGGAGATTCCGGTCGTCTACACGCAGAACTTCGCTGTGGCCTCGTCTCCGTGGGGGCTGGGTGATGCCAACGACATCATCCCGCTGAACCGTGAGTACAACGAGAAGGCCACCGAGATCTCGGACATCATCAACTACCACGTCGCTCCGGTGACGGTGATCACGGGGGCCAAGGCGTCCAACCTGGAGAAGGGCGCTCGCAAGGTGTGGGCCATCGGCAACAAGGACGCCAAGGTCCAGAACCTGGAGTTGCAGACCAACTTCACCGGCCCCCTCGGCTACATGGAGTTGCTGAAGCAGTCGATGCATGAGTTCATGGGCGTGCCGGCAGCGGCCCTGGGCACCATGCAGCCGATCAGTAACACATCGGGCGTGGCGCTGTCGATGCAGTACCAGCCGCTGATGCTGAAGCATGAGCGCAAGAAGATCCAGTACGTCCCCTTCTTCCAGCGCATCAACGAACTGGTCATCAAGCACGCCTTCCTCTACGCCCCCGACCTGTGCGTCTACAACCCGCAGCTGTCCTCCACGATGCTGAAGCCCGACCAGGTGCCCCAGCTGGACCCGGCCTCCACGGTGAGCTACCGCAACTACGTCGACTGGCCCAGCCCGATGCCGATGGACACGCTCATCAAGATCAACGAGATCCAGGCCAAGATGGCGATGAGCCTGGAGTCCCGCCGTGGTGCGCTGCGCGACCTCGGCATCCAGTTCCCGGACCAGAAGATCCGGGAGATCTTCGAAGAGATGCTGGAGGACACCAAGGAGCAGGGTGCCCTCACCCTCATCCAGAGCCAGATCGCCGCCTTCAACATGATGGCGACCGGCATGACCCCGGACGGTCAGCCGATGATGAGCGCCGACGCCGAGGGCAACCCCGTGCCGGCACAGCCTCCGGTGGACCCGGCCTTGGCCCAGGAGATGCAGATGCTCGCCTACGGCATGTACCCGCCCGAGATGATGGACTTCGAAGAGCAGAGCACCGACTGATGGCTGCGACCGACCACCTCAACCGCTTCCAGCACATTCGCTACTTCCACGGCACGGCCGGCGCGATCAAGGGCGGTGTGGTCCGTCCCCTGACCTCGACGTGGAACAGCCGGTCGATGGACGAACTGGCCTTCGCGTCATCTCGGGTCGCAGATGCCATGGACTTCGGTGCCATGAAGGCGCGACATGAAGGCAGACTGTTCGGCAGCGTGTACGAAGTGGCCCCTCGCAACCCTCGGCCGTCACCGATGGGCGACCCCCGCCACGTCGCTGACCCCGAGGGCATGGACGTCGTCAAGCACACCGGCTACGTCCACTACGACGACAAGACGGGCGGCGCGAAGTGGCTCTAAGCGAAGTGTCATACCTGGATGTTCGGGTCAACTGTGGTATTACTGGTGTTTCGGGAGGTGCGTGAACAGTGTCTGACGCGGCAGGGAACGGAATCGTGAGCGACGGCCAGGGAGTGTTGGTGGGGGTCCAACCCGCCACCCCGGTGCCGAGCAACTTCCAGCAGGTTCGACCTGACCAGGCGGTGTCACAGCCGATCCAAGTGGTCGATCAGCCCAACGGTCAGGCTCAGGCCCGCTTCACCGCCGAGCAGCTGGACGCGGCTCGCCGGGAGGAGAAGGAGAAGCTCTACCCCCGGCTGGAGGAGATGGGCAACCAGCTGAAGCAGCTGCAGGACGAGCGCGAGGCCGAAGCGGCCGAGCGCGCACGTCTGGCCCAGGAGGCCGAGGACGCCCGCCGTCAGCAGGAGGAGTCGGAGATGGATCTCCGACAGCTGTTCGAACGGCGCGAGCAAGAGTTCAACGCCCAGCTGGCCGAGATCAACCAGCGCTACGAAACCGATCGGGCCATCTTCGATCGTGAGCGGACACTGCAGGAGGCACAGCAGTACCGCCAGGCCCGCATCGAGCAAGAGTCGGAGTTCATCTTCCCCGAACTTCGCGACCTCGTTCAGGGGTCAACCCCTGAAGAGGTGGATCAGGCCATCGAGGAGATGAAGCAACGCTCCGAGATGATCTTCCAGAACCTGCAGGCTGCCCAGCAGCCGGCACCCTTCCGAGGGGCGGCGATGCCGTCCATCCCTGCGGTCGGACCAATGGAGCAACTTCCGTCATACGAGCAGCTGACGCCTGAGGACATTCGGGCAATGGACATGGATACGTACAAGCGCTATCGAGAACAGCTATTGAACGCCACCAGTCCACGCCAACGGAGGCGGTAACCCCGCCTCCTCCTCCTCATAGGAGTCCCAAATGCCAGGTGCATCCCTCGGCGGAGAACTCCCCATCGTCTCTGGCATCACGGGCACGACCCGTATGGCCACCGGAGGGGATTTCTCCCAGTACGTCGCGCCGACCGGATACTCCGGCCTCGCGACCGTCGACAACACGGGGGTCGGCTACGCCGGCTCCGTGACGACCGGTTCCACGATGATGGGACCCGCCATCCAGACCATCTGGAGCAAGGAGATCTTGTTCCAGTCCATGCCCGTGCTGCGTTTCGAGCAGTTCGCCGTGAAGAAGGCCGAACTGGGCACCATGCCCGGATTGACCGTCAACTTCATGCGCTACAACAACCTCCCCGTGCCCTCCGGGCCGCTGGTGGAGGGCGTTCGCATGAAGACCCACGCGATCACCGCCAACCAGTACGCGATCACCGTCCAGGAGCAGGGCTTCGCCGTCGCCGTCTCGGAACTGCTGCTCAACGCCAGCTTCGACGACATCATGGCGTCGGCCTCCCGCCTCCTCGGCCGGAACATGGCGCTCTACATGGACAACCAGGCCCGGTACACGCTGTCGCGTGCGTCGAGCGTGGTCTTCGGCTACGCCAAGCCGGGCGCGATCAACACCGGCTACGGCGTGTACGAGCCGGGGACCCCGGCCCCCAACGTCGCCGCCGTGACCGGCTCGACGGGCACCGCCGCCGACACGTACTACCTCCACCCGCACTCGGTGAAGGACGCCGTGGAGGTGCTCGCCAGCAAGAACGTGCCTCGCCTCGGTGAGACGTACGTCTGCTTCATCCACCCGCACCAGTCGCGCCGGCTCCGGGACACCCCGGAGTGGATCGAGGTCACGAAGTACGCGGCTCCAGGGAACTTCATGCTCGGAGAGGTCGGCCGGATCGATGACGTCGTGTTCATCGAGACGACGCAGATCACCGGGCCGTCGAGCACGACCGACGTCACCGACCCGTGGCCGAACCTGCCCGGTGGAGCAGTCACCAACGCCCCCGGCGACAACCCGGACTGGCGCACCAGCGCGACTGGCGTCCAGTCCCTCGGCGTCAACGCTGCCCAGGTGGCGACCGGACAGGCCGGCGTGCCGACGACCTACAACCCGGCGAACGACCAGTACGGCGACATCGGCTACCCGACGGAGACGGCCGGCACGGTCGGCACGGTGCCGTTCGCAGCGCCCACCACGGCTGCTGACTACCCGCCTGGGTCGATCAACACCTACCCGGTGGCCACCAGCACGCCCGGATGGGGCGAGCCGTGGGGTCCCTCGGGCAAGGCCTACGAGGCCCTCATGCTGGGCGACAACGCCTTCGGGCACGCCATCTCGCTGCCGGTCGAACTCCGCGACGGCGGGGTGCTCGACTTCGGCCGTGAGCACGCTCTGGCGTGGTACGCCATCTGGGGTTGGGGTGTCGTGACGGAGTCGTCCGTCGTGAAGATCATCACCAACTGAGCACTGCAGACAGTGGGTGAGGGGCCGTGGCCCCTCACCCACGCTGCTCTACCGGAGGTATCACCATGAGCATCGTTGCCGTTCACGGCCCCAACACGTTCGGGTCCCGTGGCCTTCAGGAGACGGGGCCAGTCATGGCCAACGTCAACCAGACCAACGGGTTGAAGTGGGACTTCAGGCTGGACGCCCCCACCACCCGACCGAACCAGGACTTCTCCTGGGCCTTCCCGCCTGACGGCACCCCCACGCCACAGGTGCTGGCAGACCCGACCGAGGTCACCTATGCAGCGGTCGGCGCGGTCTTCGGTGACCCCCTCAGGCCGACCCAGCCCACCAAGACGGCCACCCTGACCGTCACCAACGTGTCCAAGACCGTGTCGAACAAGGCGCTGACGAGCAACGTGGCCACCATCACCACGTCGGCCACACACGGCTTCAAGGTCGGTCAGTCGGTCGTCATCACTGGTGTCGACGCCACCTTCAACGGCACCTACACCATCGCTTCGACGCCCTCGGGCACCACGTTCACCTACGCCAAGACGGCTGCTGATGTCACTTCGGCGGCGTCGGGCGGCACGGTTGCATCGGATCCGGCGCAGTACCCGGTTGCTGGTTCCTACCCGATCGTCGTCCCGGTGGCCACGGGTGCTGGTCCTTCGATGGGCCTGCTGTCGGCACCTCCCGAGGGCGGCGGCGAAGAGGGCGGCGAGGAGCCGCCCGACGTTGCCGTTGGCTACGACCCGGCTGCCCACACGGTGGACGAGGTCAAGGAGTTCGTCACCGAGCACCCCGACGAGCTTCAGGACATCTACGACGCCGAGGTGGCCGGCAAGAACCGGGCCACCCTGATCACCTGGCTGGAAGAGAACACCCCGTTCGATCCCGGCAACTACACCATCGATGAGGTCAAGGCATACGTCGAGGCCAACCCCGAGTTGGCCCAGGAGGTCTACGACGCCGAGGTAGACGGCAAGGCCCGGGTCACGTTGGTCACCTGGCTCGAAGAGTTCGAGGCGTAGTCTCGACGTCGATCGCATATCGGCATATCAGAAGGAACACACGATGGCAGCACGTACTCAGCCCCAAGAGGTCCAAGTCGACTTGGACCCGGACCTGGATCCCGACACCAGTGAAGTCACCCGACCCTCGGACCTCGGATTCGCCACCAAGGAGGTGGTTGTCGAGCCGGTAGCCATGCCCACCCAGGTGGACCAGAGTGGCCGGGTCCAGATCCGCATGGCTCGCACCATCGATGAGTTCACCTACGGCAACCCTCACATCCACTACAAGCTGGAAGAGGGCAAGATCTACCAGCTGCCGGTGGACATCGCCCGGTACCTCCACGGCATCGGGGCGCTCTCCAACATCGCATGACCTGAACAGGAGGTAGGTGGTGGCAAAGCCATCAGTGGCCCACGGTGGGTTCCTCATTCCCAACGCCGGGACAGTGACGGAGCCACTGCTCTCCGAGCCAGACAGGATCGACTTCAACACGCTCGCCCAGAACCGCTGGGGCGTGCTCCAGGGCTGCCAGGTCACCGGCATGGGGTCCAACCAGATCAAGGTGTCCCCCGGGTCGGCCATGGTCAACGGCAAGTTCGTCTACGTCAGCGACACCGACCTGTTCGTCTCGATCCCCCAAGGCCTGTCGAAGTTCGACCTGATCCTGGTGGACGACGCCGGCAATCCCTACGTCCACCCCGGCAAGGAGTCGAACGACCCCTACTACCCCGACCCTCCGGTCAACTCCACCATCCTGGCGGCGGTCTACTGCAAGGGCGGTCTGAGCCTCGCTGACTACGTCATCGACAAGCGCAAGTTCCTCGCGCCGGCACTGATGACGAGCATCGATCAGAACGACGACCTGATCCGCAACTTCAAGGCCCCCGGGGCCAGCCCGAGCGCACCGCTCCAGGATTGGTACCGGGTCTACGGTGACGGGCGCACGGTGTGGGCCAACGACACGACGCTGTCGCGCTCGGGTGCGGCGACCCTGCAGGTCGAGGACAGCCTCTCGGTACGCCAGACCGTGTCGGCCGTGACGGTGATGGCTACGACCCTGAACGCCACCCACGATGTCCAGGGTCGCAACCTGCGGAGGGGCACCACCGTGCCCACGCTGCCGAACAAGGGCGACTTCTGGCAGAACCCCAGCAACGGCAAGGCCTACATCGCCAACGACAGCCCTCTGGGCGGCCTGGAGTGGGACGAGATCGCCACCCTGGGCAACATGCTCCCTCCCGGGACGGTGATCCAGTCGATGGAAGCGATCGCCGTCATGCAGGCCAAGGGCTGGCTGCCGCTGAACGGCAGGACTGTCCTGGAGGTGGACTGGCCCTCGCTGTTCAAGATCGCCTCGTTGGTGCCCTTCACTGCCGGCTATGCCCCCAACCGGGTGATCACTCTGCCCAACCTGACCAGCCGGGTGGTCATCCCCAACTTCTCCGCTGCCGGCGTCGGCAAGTTCGGCCCGACCATCGCCGGCAAGGAACGCCTGACCAACACCTACACGTTGGTCGAGGCCAACATCCCCGAGCACGGCCACGATGTCGACGCTACGAAGACCGCGGTGAAGCCGGCCGGCGTCATCCAGGCGGTGTCCCCGGGCGGCATCCACACCCACCCCCTGCCCGACCACTCTCACAAGGACAACGAGACGCCGCACCACCACAACAATGGCGTGGCCACGGTGGCGGCGACGGTGACCCCGGTGGCTGACGGAGCGGCGATCGGAGCCAACGCCGTGCTCACCCCGCTGTACGCCGGCAAGGAAGTCTCCCCCACCTCGTCGGACTACGCCCAGGTTCAGGGTGCCGGCCTCTCGGCTCCACAGACCATCACGGACGGGCACCACGGTCACATCTTCGAAGGGACCAATCAGACCCACGATCACGACATGCTGCAGGCCTCGTACGGCAAGCTGAAGCCCGACCCCATCGACTTCACGCCCAACTACTTCACGATGTATTACTACATCAGGACCTGATGGGCGGCTACGTAGCAGACCGTGGTGGTTGGGACGGCCCGAACCGCATCGCCACCACGGCCGAGTACACCACCTTGGCGACCGAGCTTCTCCCGGGAGAACCCATGTACGCACCCATCCCGTTCTTCCCTTCGATCATCTCTGGCTCGGGCGGCGCGCTCGGCAGTGCCGGCACCGACACCTGGTCCAACGTCCCGGGCCGGGTGGACCTGACCTGGTACCAGGGCGACGACATCACCATCCCGCTGACCATCGAGGACCCGGCCGACTCCACCCCCGACATGAGCACGACGTGGGACTGGGTGGCGCAGATCCGCATCTGCCACACCTTCCACTCGACGCTGGTCAACACCTTCGCGGTCAAGGACGAGTACTTCCCGCCCGACGCCGACACGGCCGGCTTCACCGCCGTGACCCTGTTCCTGCCCCGCTCGGAGAACCTCTACATAGGGCGATATCGATGGGACCTCTACTCCAAGGCCCCGCTCACGCTCACCGGCTTTCCCCAGCCGCCCGACGTGATCGATCCCGAGCCGTGGCCCCCGACCGACCAGATTCGCACCTGGCTCTACGGCGAGGTCACGATCCTGCCGCGTGTCACCTCCACCGACGTCCTGGACACCGACCCACTCCCGGTCGTCCCCGTCGTCCCCGGTGCCACGATCAACCTCGGCTTGCTTCCCTTCGCTGGTCCCAATGGGCGGGTGCCGTGATCATCACCCCCACTCAGCCGCCGCCGATCCGAGTCACGTCCAGGACGGGTCCGATCCCGGTCGTCACCACCCCGATCCGGCCAGTCAACGTCACCGTGCCCACCGGCAAGCCTGGGCCTCCGGGTCCTCCTGGTGAGGATGCCCAGTGGGCGAGAATGACCAGGGCCGAGTTCGATGCCCTGCCAGTCAAAGACCCCAACACGCTCTACGTGATCATCGGATAAGGAGAATCGGCCATGCGCCACTTCGGAACCAGCTACCAGTTCGCCCACCATCGCACGGTCGATGGTGAGCGCTGTCTCATTTGGGGCAACGGGATCGGGGAGTTGCTCGTTCCTGTCGCCTCCTCCGACTACACCGAGGCCCTCCACGACCGTCGCTGGGAGGACAACGCTCTCGTCAACGAGGGTGAGATCGAGATCCTGGAGACGTACTTCCGTGCCCAGGCCAAGGCTGCCACTCTGTACGGACGGCTGTACGGCGCTGGGTCGGTCCTAGAGACGTCGACCCTGGCCGCTCCGGTGGCGACCGAGGTTGCAGGCACCGGCTACGCCCCGGGCACGCAGTGCGCGTGGACGGTTGGCAACACCGACTTCGGTGCCTCCGTCGATGTCGCCGGATCGCACACCACGACCTCGACCACCAAGACGTTCACCGCTGGTGCTGGTGGTTGGACGGCCGCGGTGCAGCTGTTCCTCGCCACCGTTGCCACCGGTACGGCCGGCAAGCTTCTCGCCTTCGTGCCCCTGTCGGCCACCCGCACCCTCGCCGCCACCGACACCCTCGACGTCTCTGTTGCTGTCGGCCTGAACTGAGCCGCCGCCACGGCGGCAAGGACTGACTGATGGCGACCGTCGCCTCCCGTGGATCGGGGACACCGGCCACTAGTGGGGCTGCCACTTGGGCGTCGCTGACCAACGCTGTAGACGGTGCTGTCGGCTCCAACCCGGCGACCTACGCGACGTGGACGAACGCCACGAACGGAGCCACTGGTGCCATCGACATCTCTGGCCACAACTTCTCTGCGACGATCGGGGCCAGCGACACGATCAACTCGGTGACGGTCAACCTCCGTCACTTCGAGAACAACGTCACCCGCATCTCCGGGATCACGATCCAGCCGTGGGACGGTGCGACTCCGATCGGCAGCCCGTTCTCCTGCACGATGGCAACGGCGGCTCGCAACGACTCGACCACGTTTGCCGTCACCGCCGCACAGCTACGTTCCGCCAACTTCAAGATCAGGGTCAACTGCTTCCACGGTGCGAACACGCAGTCTGGTATCGCCTCCATCGACTACGTCGATGTCACCGTCGATTACAGCCCGCCCACTCCCAGTGTCACACAGGCGGCGTACCAGTTCTTCGATGACGCTGGCACCGAGTCGGGTGCAGCATCCCTCGCCGCCCAAGACACGCCGGTCACCGGCAACCTCTCCAGCGGTGACGGCTACGGGGCGTTGCGGGTTCGTCTCCAATCCACCAACGCCGTCGATGGCGGCGGCGGTGACTACTTCCGCATCCAGTGGGAGAAGAACGCCAGCGGCACCTGGACCAATGTCGTGGCCGACATCACGATGTACGACGCCTACCTCGGCACCAACTTCAGTTCCTTCCGCACACCTGGTTCGGTGGGAGCCGAGACTCAGATAGGGCAGTCGTTCACTGGGTCAACCGGCAGGGTGCTCTCCAGGGTCGAGTTCTGGATGGCGAGGACGGCCGGATTGCCCACCGGCACGCTCAAAGCCGTCGTCTACGCCCACACCGGCACGTTCGGCTCGACCGGTGTCCCGACCGGTGCGGTGTTGGCGACTTCAACAACGACCATCAGCGCCGCCGATGTGGGGACGAGCTTCAACTGGGTGACCTTCGACTTCGACAGGACACTCTCCCTGGTGTCGTCGGGTACCCGCTTCTTCGTCGCCGTCCAGTTCACCGGTACTGCCGATGTCAACAACTACTACCAACTCGGAGAGGACAACACATCGCCCACCGCTTCGGGAAACGTCGCACTCTTCTCGGGAACATGGGCAGCCACCGCTGCCGAGGATCTGTGCTATCGGATCTACACGTCGCCCAGCCCCGTTCCGACCACCGTCATTGGATATGACAATCCGAACCTGACCGCTGATGGGGCCACGACCCAGCGGCTCACTGGTGGGACGGGCACATTCGTGCCCGGTGCGGTAGCCGAGGTCGGCTACTCGTTCGTCGCCCTCACCGGCAACAACTTCACCGAGATGCTGTACTCGCTGAAGATTCTTGCTGCCAACCTCGCTGGGGGCGATGTACTCCGGTTCCGGGTGACCCGCAACGATTCGACCACCGGGATGACGTGGGCGGTCACGCCGACGCTCAACATCAAAGCGCCGTTCAACGAGAAGCTCCTGCCGCTCGGCATCACGGCGACGACCACCTGTACAGATGTAGCCCATTGCAGGGAGGCGACGGGTCTGTCGATCGCGGCGACCGTCACCTGTATCGACACGCCGCCCATAACGGTGATCCCGGCAACGGGCTTGGTTGGTTGGTACGACGCCGACGATGCCACCACGATCACGGCGTCGGCCGGGTCGGTGTCTCAGTGGACTGGCAAGAGCGGCAAAGGATCGGCTCTGACCCAGGGCACATCCGCCAACCAGCCCACCACTGGTACGCGCACGCTCAACGGGCACAACGCCTTGGACTTCAGCGATGACGCTCTCACCTTTGAGCCGTTCACGCAGCCACAGCCGATAACACTCTTCGCCGTTGTCCAGGCTGACTTCACTGACGCCCTGAATCGTCAGATAGTCGGTAACTGGGGCACGAACCCAACCCTGTATGTCACCGGCCAGACCTGGAACGTCTGGAACGGGGGCAACCTGGACTCGCTAGTGCCCGTCAACCTCAGTCCGCACTATCTGAGGGCCGTGTTCAACGGAGCATCGTCGGGGCTATGGATCGACGGGACCACTGCCATTACAGGCACGTTGCCCACTCCTGGGTGGGTGGCTCAGAAGTTTGTGCTCGGCGCAGGAGACAACGTGGGTCCTCCGGGCTACTTCTGGGACGGCCTGATTGCCGAGGTGATCGTCTACAACCGGGTGCTCACCGCTCCAGAGATCACTCAGGTCGAGAGCTATCTCGCCACCAAGTGGTTTCCCGCGAGCACCAACTACAACGAGACGGGCCGCTCGATCACCATTGCGGCGGCGACCACGGTGCCGACAGAGCGGGTGGGGCGCAAGGAGTTGGCCCTCTCGATTCCGATCGCTGGCACCACCACGATCACGACGGCGTTGAAGGACAAGGAGCTTTCGCGCTCCATCCCCATCGCCGGCACGACCACGCTGACCCAGCGGAGCGGCAACAAGGAGTTGGCCCTCCCGCTGGCGATCGCCGGCACGACCACGACGACATCCACCGCCCACTACAAGGAGGCGGGCGGCGCTGTCATATCGCCATATCTATTCACCGAGGACTGGAACACCGCCGACAGCGACCACTGGGACTGGGCCAAGTGGCCGGTCCAGCGGCCCTACTACACCATCTCGGGCAACAAGGGTGTTGTCACTCCGTCCGGTGGCCCTTCCGTAGCGTCCTCTGACAAGTACGTCACCGATTTCGAGATGACGGTAAAGGTGGAGTGGCAAACGGCCAACCCCAACTACCCGGAGATCTGCTGGCGTCTGTACGACGGGCTGGGTGGTTACTCCGCTTCGTCTGGCTTCGTCGCCCAGGTAGCGCCCGCTGGGCGTGTCGATATCTACAAGGTGGGTGGCTACAGCAGCATCGGCAACTTCACCGATGCGTCACTCAACGCTGCGGGCGTGCGCTGGTGGAAGATCCGTGTGGTTGGTAACAACCACAAGGTCAAGTGGTGGAACGACGGGTCGGCCGAACCCGGCACCTGGCAGATCGACGCCACTGATGCATCACCACCGACCGACACCCAAGGCAACCCCGTCGTCGGTGGGGCGATCGGCTTCCGTTCCTACGGTGCGCCTGCGACCATCGTTGACGACCTCACCGTTGTAGACCTCGCCTCGCCGCCACTGCCGGTGACGGACGGCTCCATGCGGATGCTGTCCAACGGCAAGGCCATCGCCATGAACGGCGCTTCCAACGTCTTCCCCAGCGACACCGACCTGACGTGGTGCGGCTGGGTGAACTACAGCGGCTACTCCGGTAACTCATGGGACGTGTGGTCAACGTTCAGTGGTGGCAGCACCTACTGCAGCACGTCGGTGACTCCCGCTGGCGACTTGCGCCAGTACATGGACACTGGGGACTTCTCTCCCGGCTACAACGTCCCGCTCAACACCTGGGTCTTCCTCGCCATGTCCCGGTCGATCACCGGGGGCACCGATATCTACTGGGCACCGGCAGGGACATCGACTCTGTCCACGGCCCACACCGCCAGCAAGGGGACGGTCAGCGGCTTGAAGCTGCGGGTGCTGTCTGGTGAGTACGGAAGCAACCCCTACGCCAACGGATGCGCCTTCAAGGTGTGGACGGCGGCGCTGACCAAGACCCAGCTGGAAGCTGAGATGACGACGTACGCGGTGCAGCGCACGGCCAACCTCTTCCTCCACTACTCGATGCGGGACGGGCTGTACTACGCGCCCGACAACGACCCGCTCAACGACAGCAAGTGGCTCTGGTGGGAGGCGGGAGGCATCGTCTCGGGACCGGTGGCGACCCACCTGCTCGACGCTCCTGTCGCGCCGGCTGGTGCTGCCGGTCTGACTCTCGCCATCGCCGCCACGGTCACGGAGACTGACTCCTACCACATCGGTAGCACCGGCTTCAACGAGACGGGTCGCTCCATCCCGATCGCGGCGACAGTTACTTCGACCGACATTGTCCACCGCAAGGAGATCGGACTGTCGCTTTCGATCGCCGGCACGGTCGCGACGACTGACCTGGTTCACCGCAAGGAGTTGGCGCTCTCGGTCCCGGTGGCTGCAGCAACCACGCTGACGATCGACCAGGCCGACTTCAAGGAACCAGCACGATCGCTTCCGATCACCGCCACCGTCGCAGTCAATGACGCCTTCGGCCACCTCGGCAACTTCTCCGACCTGAACCTGTCGGTGCCCATCGGGGCCACTGTCACACTGTCGATCGACCAGGCCGACCTTGATGAGCTTGCGCTCAACGTCACGGCTTCTACGAGTCCTTCCTATCTCGACACCGCTATCGGTTCAGCTACCACCCCGGACCCCGGCCTGCCTCCGTCGCCAGCGTTCACGGTTGTCGTCCGTCTCACCCCTAACCCACTGCTCGACGTTGTTCCAGTCACGCATGGTGAGTTCTCACCGGTTCGTTCGGTAACGCTGAACATCGTTGAGTCGGGCGTTGCCCCTGAGTACATCATCGCCAATCTCAGCAGTACCGGCACGGGTGGCAGGGAGCAATCGACCGTCGTCAGCCCACCTCTCACCGGCCGTCAGTACTTCGCGATTGCTATCGCTACGACACCTGACTTCACGCTGACGGGGTACACCTCGGTGAACGGGGTCACTTGGGACGTTGTCGAGGCGACCCAGTCGTGGGGTTCTGCGACCGTTCCCTTCGACACCACCGCTGATCTTGTCGTCGGTATCCACGGGGCGTTCAACGGTGCCTCTGTTGGGCGACTCCATTGGGTGGAGATGCGCTCCGGCCTCAACCCCACGGCCGGATCATTGGCCTGGCGCTTCGACGCCGCCGAGTATCCAGGCTCGGGCACGGGGTACACCGACCCACGGGGCAGGGCGTGGACGCTGAGTGCGGCTAACGCCGTCGTTGCGGCGGCGGGGTCGCAGGTGACCGTCACCGTCACCGACAAGCGGGGGACCAAGGAACTGGCCCTCTCGGTTCCGATCACCGGCACGGTCACGTCGACCAGCAAGCAGACGAACAAGGAGCTTGGCCTCTCCATCCCGGTGACGGGAACGGTCACGGCGACCGACCTGATCCACCGCAAGGAACTGGCGCTCTCGCTGCCGGTGGCCGGCACCACCACCCTGACGGTGGATCAGGTCGACCTCCATGAGACGGCGCTGTCGGTCCCCGTCGCCGGGACCACCACCGTCACCACCGCCATCAAGACCCGGGAACTGAGCCTCTCCCTCCCGATCACCGGCACCACGACGATGGTGGTCGACCGTGCTGGCTACAAGAACCTCTCGGCCAGCGTGCCGATTGCCGGCTTCGTCACGGTGCTCGACCTCCAGCAGTCGCCAGGGCACTACGACGAGACACAGCGCTCCATTCTCATCGCCGGCACGACCGCGCTGCCGACCGACCGGGCCAAGTACCGCGACCTCTCCTCCTCTGTGCCAGCGGTGGCCTCTGTTGCCACCACTGACGTCCGTCACCTCTTTGAACCGACAGTCAGCATCCCCATCGCGGCAACGACGTCGGGCACCTCCACCGCTCACTTCCGAGGGGCGACGATCAGCCTGCCGATCGTGGCGACGATCACGTTGGCGCTCGACCAGGCTGACTACGAAGACCACCCGATCAGCCTCGGCATCACGGCGACAGTCACCTGCAACGACGCGAAGGCCGGGTCGGTGCAGAACCTGTCCATCTTGGCGGCGGCGACGGTCACTGCCACCAGCCAGGCTCGCTACCAGCAGCCTGGCCTGTTTGTCGACGTGTCGACGGTGGTGATCGGCACCGACTCGTTGGGCGTGCTCGCTGTCCTCGCCTTCCTCATCACCGCCACGGTCAAGGTGGACGACCTCAAATCGCGGACGGGGGTCACCATCCTGGGTGACGCCGACGAGTTGTTCCTCGGTGACGAGAGGGTGGACGCCATCTTCGTCGGAGCAGTCCAGGCCTGGCCATGAGCCGATCATCTACGCTGGATATGGAGGTATGCCAATGCCCACCACGATGGACGACCTGACCGCTGGGGCACGGAACTACCTCCGTGACTTCCCCCAGTACTTCGAAGTCGACGCCGGCACGCTCAACGTGCTCACCGTGCGCCTGCCCCATCCACTGATCGCGCCGGCCTCGCTGCAGGTCTACGTCAACACGACCTCGGGCGGCACCCAGGTGTCCACGTTGACCAGCGCGTGGGAACTGGACGAGCGCGCCGGCCTGCTGAAGCTCACCGATGCCACCGACCTCAACAAGCAGCTGGTGGTGGCCGGCTACCACTACACCTGGTTCTCCGACGCCGACCTGGCCTTCCACGTCGGCAAGTCGGTCCATGAGGTGAGCTACGGCAGCGACCTGGACACCTTCACCCCGGTCCACTACGACGTGCTGATGCTCGGCGGAGTCGTCTCCGCCCTGTGGTCGCTGGCGATGGAACTGTCGCTCGATATCGACGTATCGACGCCCGAGGGCATGTTCATCCCGGCGCGCCAGCGCTTCACCCAGGTCATCCAGATGCTCCAGAACTACGAGTCGGAGTACAACAACAAGGCAGCGATGCTGAACATGGGCCTCAACTCCCTCGATCAGTCCCGCCTGCGCCGGGTGGCCAAGATGACCGGGCGCTTCGTGCCGGTGTACATCGACCGTGAGTTCGATGACCCGCGTCCGCCCGAGCGGCTCTACCCGGCCATCCCCGAGGGCAGCCAGTCGACCGGCGACATCGAAGTGATCGACGTCCTCTACGGGAGCACCTGATGGACTACGGCTACGGCGACCCCGCCCACTTCCTGCGTCAGAACCCGGGGCACCGCTACTCCCAGTCGCCGTGGCAACCGAAGAAGACCGCCATCGCTCAGATGCGCGAGGGCAACAACTACGTCATCCCCCTCTCGACGTACGTGACCGGGCCGAACCCGTACGTCTCCCGCTGGCACCCGGTGCGGCGCTCCCGTGAGGAGTGGGGCCGGCTGGGCCAGGACATCGGCTGGGTCACCATCGGGACGAGGGACTACTGATGGAGCCGCGGCGAGAGGTCACCCAGATCTGGAAGCACTTCGGGCGCTACCAGCGCGACGTGGGCGAGGCGATCATCTACTACGTCTTCGACGCCGACACGTCCCAGTACGACGAGGTCTACGACGAGGGCTTCCGCAGGTACTCCAAGGGCATCCGCATCCCGATCCTGTGGGTGGACCAGTCCGAGGCCGTGGAGGACTACGCCCCCGAGGGACGCCGGCCCACCGAGCGCATGCGCTGCGCTGTGTCGGCGCGCAACATGTACGAGGCCGGCATCTCGGTGACCGAGGCCCACGGCAACACGCTCACCAGCGAGTCACCGTCAGAGGTCTGGCGGCACGACCGCAACCACGACCTGTACTTCTACAACAACCGGTTCTGGGAGGTGGCGGGCTACCAGATCCGTGGCCGCTTCAAGGGCCAGGACGTGGTCATCGGCATCTCGGGCATCGAGACGTTCCTGGCCGACGACATGCTGCTCGACTACGTCCCGGGGGGCATCGGTGGCGTCATCGACTCGGTGGTTCCGCCCTTGCCGCCCCTGACGGTGAGCAGCTACGGCATGGGGCCATACGGCTCGGGGCCATATGGAGGTACCCAGTGAGTAATACACTCCCGACCATCGGCCAGGACCCCTGGGGTCAGGACCTCAACGAGTACCTGGCGGCGCTGAAAGGCCGGATCGAGGACCTGGAAGCCCAGCCCGAGAAGATCTACAACAGCTACTCCTGGCAGTACTCCAACCTGTCCCCGCCGCCCACCGGCAACCAGGTGCGCTTCGACAGCAGCAACCTCACTCTCGCCACCCAGGCCGTCTTCCGACTGCTCGACAACGATGGGGCTGATCGCACGCCTGTGTTCCAGGCGCTGGGTGTCGGGGCGCTGATCCGCATCAACGACTGGGACAACGCTGCCCACATCCACCGCTTCGACGTGCTCGGCCCTGCTGTCTTCGGTGCCTCCGATGTCTCCATTCCGGTTCGTTGGAAGTCGGGCACCGGCACGATCCCCAACGCCAAGGTCAACGTCGGCTTCCTCGTCAATCTGGTTCTCTAGGAGGACTCATGGCTGAACCAGTTCCAGCAACCGGCTACGGGCCGGCGTCGTGGATCAACTGGACCCACAACTGGCGCAAGGAGGACGGTGACTTCCTCCAGTACCGCGGCATATTGCGGTATGCAGCGGACGCTGATCGTCCCACCTCCCCGCAGACCGGCCAGGCCGTCTACGTGCAGGCCAATGACACCGTCAGCGTGTGGTCGGGGGAGTGGGTCCCCCTGCTGTCGTCGCGCCTGCTGCGCCTCGTCTCCTCGGGTGTCAGCCCGCTTGGCACGGCGACGTTCGCTCACAAGGACGCCAGCGGTGCCGGCCTGGTCTTCTCCAACCTGAAGGTCCGCTCATCCATCGACTTCGAAACGTCGGCGGGCTTCCTCGCTGACACGGTGTCGATCAAGACCGCTGCTGGTGGCGGCAACCGCACGTCCAAGCTGACCACCAACCCGACCAGCCTCGTCTCGGACTCTCCGATCCTCGCTCCGACGATGGTCCTCAACGGTGCGGCCGGTGCCGACGCTCTGAACCTGGTGGCCGGCAACCTCCGTGTGGGTGGGTCGGCAGTGATCGTCAGCAGCCTCACGGCCGGCAGCGTCACGGCCCCCAACATGTACCTGTCGGGCACGACCCAGGACGGCGCAACTGGCGCTGTCGCCCGCAAGGCCTACGTGGACACCCAGGTCGGCACGCGTGTGGCCACGGCCGGCGACGAGATAACCGGCACTCTCAGCTTCGGTGCCCGCCTCGGCCAGCACATCAACATGTACTCGTCCAGCTTTGGCCTCGGCATCCAGGGCAACAACCTGTACTTCCGCAGCGGCTCGGCCTACAAGTTCTACATCGGTGGCTCGCACACCGACACCGCCACGGCGTCTACCTTGTCGATCGACGCCAACTCCATCGATGTCACTGGTGGCCTGACTGTCACCGGTACCGCTTCCGTCAATGGTGCTGCCTACTTCGGTGCCCTCGGAATGTTCGGCGGCAATGGTGGGCAGGTTCGGCTGGTCGACACCTCTGCTGGTGGCAACGACGTGTACATGTCGTTCTACGGGCACGGCACGACGACCGTCCCGGGCACTCGCGGCGGGTACATCGGCTACCCCGGCAGCACGTCGTTGATGATCCAGAACGAGTTCTCTGGTGGCACCGTCCAGCTTCGGACGACGGGGGCTGGGGATGTCGATCTGGTCCCTGGTGCCGGTGGTGAGATCGCGTTCTATCCGAACGGCGCCTTCCAGGGAAAGATGTACACCGAGAACTTCATCTGGGGCAAGGCTGCTTCTGACGTTCACAACGTCGGCCTGGAGTTCCAGGGCCTCTATGGGCGAATCCTGTCCACCACGGACGTCGCCGCCAACCTCTACTGCCACCACGTCGGTGCCAACGATGCGAGCGGCAAGGCCTTCATCCAGTTCCTCCGCGGCACCACCACTCAGCTGCTCTCGGAGATCCGGCAGCTGACCACCACGGGCATCACGATCGTCAACTGCACCGTGTCGGCCCCGTCCGACTACCGGTGGAAGGACGACCTCGGCCCCATCACCGGGGCGCTCGACCGGGTGATGAAGTTGCGGCCCAAGCGCCTTCGGTGGAGGGACAGCGGCAAGGAGTTCGAAGGCTTCATCGCTCACGAAGCGCAGCCGGTCGTCCCCTATCTCGTCACCGGGGAGAAGGATGCCGTCCACGATGACGGCACGATCGACGGCCAGAGCCTCGACTACGGCGGCGAGACGCCGTTGCTCACCGCGGCGCTGCAGGAGTTGGCAGACAGGGTCATCGCCCTGGAGAGCGCCGCGTAGTAACGTCGCCGGCATCGAGGGCTGCGCGGCTCTCGATCTCATCGCCCAGCTGCACCGGGAGAACCCGTGGCCACCTCGATTGATCTCAGCGGCCTGTCCGCTGACATAACTCGCTATGCCCAACGGCTGGCGTTAGAGGCCAATGCAGCCCAGGCGAAGGCGATAGCGGTGATGCAGCGTCGGGTCCAGGACCGTGCTCGCATGGACGACCAGTGGGCCTCCCTGGCCGACGACATCTCCGTGTGGTCCCAGGACGGCATGCTCGTCATCGGCGTCAACAACCAGGAGCGTGTCTCCCAGGCGATGCTGCTGGAGTACGGCGACGAGGTGACCCCGCCCAGTCCCCTGTTCCGCACCGCCCAGTCCGACGCCCGCGCTGCCTACGCAGCGGCCGGCGAGCACATGGAAGCGGCCTTCGGCCCGGGGACGCGGGTGCCCTGGTGACCGTCTACCCCCTCCTGGCCGAACCGGACCTCGACAACCACCGCGGCTTCATACTCGCGGAAGAGGCAGCGCTGAAGGCCCACCTGTCGGGCCTGACGGTGCCGGCCGTGCCGGCCGGCCCCAACGGCAAGCCGGTGAAGGTCGACGTGTGGTTCCGCTTCCCCGAGGGCGAGCGCCAGATCAAGTACCCGTTCATCATCATCGACTTGATCAACGTGGAGCCGGCGTTCGACCTGTTCCACTCGGACTACTACCTCTCCAACGAGGACCACTACGACCCCACGCGGACGCTGTACCGGCCGAGCTTCTCGCCTGGCCTACCGCCGCCCCCGTTCGGCAACACCGAGTGGCAGCTGAAGGCCTACCTCCCCTTCCGGCTGATGTTCCAGGTGACTACCTTCGCCCGGTCCAACCTCCATGACCGGTACCTCACGTCGATCTTCATGACCGACCTGCTGCCGGTGCGGCCCTTCCATATCCGGTGCCCAGCCGACGACACCTGGCGGCGCACCGAGAACCTCGACATGGTCCCCAACAACACCCAGGAGTCGACGGAGTCGGGGACCAAGCGCATCTTCCGCAAGGCGTGGACCATCTCGATGCAGGCCGAGATCCCGCAGTCCCGGCTCACCGAGGACGACGGGATGGTCTACAAGGTCCTGCGCTCGCTCATCGTCGGCGTCGACCTGGAGCAGTTCGACTCGTACTACGAGGCCTTCCTCCACAATCAGCCCGATCCGCTCGGGGACTTCACCCAGACCGAGCGCGAGGAAGGAGGCGAGTACTTCCACATCACGAACGAACGTCCACCCGACACGCCGTAACAGTCATCAGACCCGTAGCACACGTCGTCGCACTCGCTGACTCACCAGTCACACATGAGGAGCGACAATGCCCAGCACCTACCGCCGTCCAGGCGTCTACTTGGAGGAAAGCCTCCTTCTCAACCCCTCCGATGTCGCCGGCACCACCACGGTCGCCGCCTTCGTCGGCATGGCCCCCAAGGGGCCAGTCAACACCCCCATCCTCGTCGAATCGTGGAGCGACTACTTCACGGTCTTCGGCGGGTTCGATGCCATCCCGGCCCCGGCCGGGACCGACCCCCTCGACCTCACCTCGGGGGCGTTCCCCTCGGGAGCGCCGGCCAACTTCGGTGCTCTGCAGGCCCACTCCACGAAGGGCAACGGCAAGTACGTCGGCCCGCCGAACTTCGGCTCGTCCACCCCCGGCGAGTTCGTCCGTCTCGGTGACAACTCCAAGGCGTACTACAACACCCCGCCCCAGTCGACCAACCGTGGCGCTGCCGGCCCGACCAACGCCTTCGCTGCCGACCCGGACATCACCGCCCAGGACGATGCCAACGCCGCCAAGCTGCTCTCGGTCAGCGAGGTCCAGACCCTCACCAAGTCGGCCACGCTCACGGGTGGTCAGTGGAAGCTGACGCTGCTCGGGGTGACCACGGCCGACATCGCCTACACGGCCACGCCGGCTGACGTCACCGCAGCGATCAACACCGCGATCCCCGGCAACACCGTGGTCGTCGCCGGCACGGGCACGATCGCCACGGGTGGCCCGTTCACGCTGACCTACACCGGATATGGCGATGTCGCACAGGCCACCGTCGCCAACGGCACGGCACCTCTGGTCGGCGGGACCATCAACGTCACCACGACCACTCCTGGCGTGAGTGGCGAGGGCTTCGTCGCCGTACCCAACACAGCGTGGACCTCGGGCCAGGTCATCTGGGTCGGTCCCTACGCCTTCAGCTGGAATGGCACGGCCTGGAAGCCCGGTCCCCAGTCGGGCACGATCGGGGTCAACAACGGGGTGTGGGCCGCTGGTGCGTACCCCGGCACCGTGGTCACCACGGCAGCGCCCAAGGCCCTGTCGTACCTGCCCTTCTCCGTCTACTCGTTCTTCCAGAACGGTGGGCGCTTCGCCTGGATCCTGCGAGCGGCCAAGGCCGAGACGACCGGCACCTACGGGGCCACGGCGGCGGTGACCGTCAACGATGGGGCCACCACCCCGCTGACGGCCTTCAAGCTCAACGCCATCAGTGCCGGCGACTGGGGCAACGACCTCTCCTATCGCCTCGGCGTCAACGCCAACCAGCCGAAGATCTTCTCGCTGGAGATCCTCCAGCAGGCCTCGGACGGGGTGAACTACGAGACGCTGGAGCGGTTCCAGAACCTCTCGGTGCGCGGCGAGATCGCCGGGACGCGCCGGGTCGACTCGGCGGTCAACGACTCCCTCGGTGGGTCCCGCTTCGTCAGGGTCACCAACCTCAACCTCAACGTCGAGCAGCCCGTCGAGAAGCTCGACCCGGTGCTCCTGGCCGGCGGCGACGACCCGGACTGGCCGACCGCCTCGGACCTCCAGACTGCACCGTTGCAGCTGGGTGGAGTCGAGGGGCCGATCATCATCAACATCGCTCCCTACCTCGCTGACGAGTCGTTCCGCGATCGTCCGGGGGAGTTGAGCGATGGCGGGTCGGTGGTCGTCGGGGCGAACTTCTCCCCGTCGAGCTTCTCCGACCGGGAAGACGTGATGGTCTTCAACGACTTCTGCCAGCCGAAGGACTACACGGCCAGCTACCGCACCTCCAGCTACATGAAGGAGATGCAGAGCGACCTCATCTTCGACCAGACGTCGTACACGGCGAGCTACGGGCCGTGGATCCTCATCCCGCACCCGACCCAGGTCGGGGCGGTCATCCCGATCCCGGCCGGTGGGGCGGTGATGGGCGTGACCGCCCGCATCGATGCCACCATCGGCTTCCACCGTGCGCCGGCCGGTGTGATCGCCACGCTGACCAACGCCGTGGGCGTGCAGGCCAAGTTCACCGACTCCGAACTGGGCGACCTCAACCACTCCGACGTCAACGTCATCCGGCCGGTGGTCGGTGCCGGCATCTGCATCATGGGTGCCCGCACCCGCAAGAGCTACGGCCCGGACCACTACATCTCGGCGCGCCGCACCCTGATCAACATCAAGGAGCAGTTGCGCCGGTCGACGCAGTGGGCCGTGTTCGAGAACAACGACGAGCGTCTGTGGTCTTCGATGCGGATCACGGCCGACAACATCCTTCGCCCCCTGTGGGAGCGGGGCGGGCTGCGTGGCACCTCGCCCAACCAGGCGTACTACATCCGCTGCGACTCGACGCTGAACACCATCAACGTCATCTCGTCGGGTGAGGTGCGGATGGAGGTCGGCGTGGCACTGGAGTACCCCGCCGAGTTCGTCGTCATCAAGATCACGCAGATCACCAGCAGCAACTTCACCAACGAAGTCCAGGCCTTCTAGGAGCAGCAATGGCAACCACGTTCGAACGTTCCGATCCGGTCAGGAACTTCAAGTTCCTGGTCGACGCCGTTGGGGTCGATGGCTCCGTCTTCAAGGACATGGGGTTCATGTCCGTCGAAGGCATCGCCATGGACACCGACATGACCGCCTACCGGGAGGGCGGCTACAACACCAGCCCGCGCAAGCTGCCCGGGCAGACCAACTTCCAGCCCCTCACGATGTCGTCGGGCGTCTTCTACGACAAGCCACACATGTGGAACCTGGCGAAGAAGATGTTCAGCGTGCAGCACGGTGCCGGCACGTTGGACTTCAGCGGAGGCCAGATCACCCAGTACCGCTACACCCTCACCGTGCGGGTGATGGGTCACCCGGTGACCCACGGGTCGGCGTCGATGTCGACGCGGTCCTACGACGGTGCGGTGATCGCCTTCCAGTTCTACAACTGCTGGACGGCCAGCGTTGGCTTCGGTGGCCTCGATGCCCAGAACAACGGCATCCTCGTCCACCAGATGCAGGTACACCACGAAGGCTTTGAGGTGTACTTCGGCCACGACCAGGCGGCGAGCCTCAACAACGCCATGAACCTGGTGTCCACCCCGGTCCTCGTCGGGACCTGAGCTAGATATCGAGATATGCAATGACAGACGTCGAACACGATCTCCAGCGCGCCAAGGAGGAGATGGTCGGGCCGATCCCGATCATCGACCCGGCACCCGATTGCCTGGTCGACCTTCTCCGAGGCCTGCACCACAACGGCCAGGATCAGAAGCGGGCCGAGGTGCGCGAGATGACCGGGAACGACGAGGAGCAACTCGCCCGATACAAGCGCTCCGGGGAGATCTTCGACGCTGTCATCGCTCTCGGTACCGTCCGCATCGGTGATCTGGTCCTGACGGAGTTGCCCTTGGCCGAGCGCCAGGGGTACCTCCGTCAGCTGCTCGTCGGGGAGCGCGACATGCTGTTCCTCAACATCGCCCGGGTGACCTACGGCGACGATCGTCGCTTCCCGGTCACCTGCACGGTGTGTGGGCGCTCTCAGGACCTCGGGGTCAAGCTCTCCGAGGACTTCCGGCCCAAGGTGGTCGATGACATCGATGAGCGGTCGTTCCACTACAAGACCTCTCGGGGCGAGGGCCTGGAGGTGCGGCTGGCGACAGGTGCCGACCAGATGGAGGTGCTCCGCAAGGAGGGCATGACCGCGGCCGAGATGAACACCCAGCTGCTGTCGTCGTGCATCATCTCGCTCAACGGCGGGATGGTCGTGGACCCTCTCGCCTTCGCCAAGGACATGACCATGGGCGACCGGCAGAAGCTGCTGGACGAACTGGTCAGCCGCCAGCCCGCCATCGACCTGACCATCAAGTTCCCGTGCCATGGGTGTCAGGAGGAGCAGCAACTCAGCTTCAACTGGCTGGACTTCTTTCGCCTCCAGTGAGTCGTCCAACTACCTGAACTACGAAGTGATCGCGCAGCACTACCCCGGGTGGTCACTCAGTGAGATACGCAGCATGACTGGAAGACAGCGCAGGTTCTGGATGGCCATGATCGAGTGGAAGAGGGCGAGGAAGACCAATGGCTAACTTCTTCGCCGGCTTCGGCGGCGGTGGCGGTGGTGGGTCGAACCCCAACATCCAGATCCCCGGGCTGCAGGCTGCCACCGATCAGCTGACGCAGCTGAACGCAGCGGTCGGCGGCCTCAACTCCTCGCTCCAGCAGCTTGCCAACCAGCAGCAGAAGCTGGGCCAGCAGATCGGGGGCATGTTCAACCAGATCGGCAACCAGGCCAATCAGGCTGCGAACAACATCAACAACGCCAACCAGGCCGTGCAGTCGACGGTGCAGTCGACGTCGGGCGGGGGCGGTATCTCCAAGCTGTTCGGGATGGCCTCGGCGGCAGCCGGCAGTGACATCTTGAAGGACCTGGCGATGTTCCCGCTGCGCTTCATCACGCAGTCGCTGGACACCAACCGCCAGCTGTCGATGAACATGCAGGCCCAGCTGTCGGGCCAGATGTTCGCCACGGGGTCGAGCATCTATGGCCCAACTGGCCTCGCTTCGCAGATGGCCCGCTTCCCAGGCAACGTCATGGGATCGCCCGAGGACCTGATCAACCTCATGGGCATCGCCCGCCAGTCCGGGGCGATGATGGACCTGACCAACACCCGTCAGGGCAGCGCTCGTACCACTGGGTTCCTCCAGGCCGTCCAGCAGATGCAGGCGATCACGCCGGCCACCCCGGTGGGTGCGATGGCCAGTGCCATCGGCCAACAGCTGCAGCCGGGAGCGCAGCAGCAGGCGTACCTCACAGGTGGGGCCTTCAACATGATCGGCCGCGGCGGGCGAGTGAAGTCGCTCCAGGAGTGGGCCGAGGGCATCCTGCGCTGGGTCGAGGGGATGCGCCCGCCACCCGACACCGGCAAGCCGTTCGACTACGGACAGCTGCTCGCTCAGTACTTCCCCGGCTCCAACATCGACGCCTGGCTGACCACCCAGGGCATCACCCAGGACATGAAGGAGTACTGGTGGGACTACTCGCTGGGCAAGGCGAACAAGACCCACTCGACCCAGGGAGCCTTCAACATCCAGCCGGTCAACATGACGGCGGCGCAGGGCGGGAACCAGCCCTACGAGCGCCTGCAGGCCGTCGCCGCCAAGGGTCGTGGTGAGCTTGGCCTAGCCGGCACGATGGCCGGCACCTACGCCAACAAGGAGCAGTCCAACCGTTGGTTCAACGACCTGATGGCTCAGGTCCAGCGAGAGGTGATCCCGGCCCAGACCAGCCGCGGTGCCCTGTCGGCCATGCAGTACCTCCCTGACACGCTGCAGGAGCTACTGATGGGCCTGCTGGAGCGCGGCGGTCCTCTCGGTGCGCTCATCGGTGGCGGCATCGGCTACGGCATCCACGGGGCCACGTCGCTGGCCAAGAACCTCGTCGGTGGCCTCACTGCCGGCCAGAACTTCGTCAGCCAGGGCGGTATGGACTCGCTCATGGAGATGTTCACCGGAGGCTTCTCGGCGGGCGGCGGCATGGTCGACGCGATCACTCAACTCATCGCCAAACTCGGGGACGAACCGGAGATCGGTGACAGTCCTGGCATGGAGTGGGGCATGCACGGCACCTCCTCCACGGCCGGTCTGCACCCCGACATGAAGCGCAAGGTCGGGGACATGATGCGGGCCAACCCCCGGATCCGCGTCAACTCAGGCCTGCGCGACACCGTCACCCAGCAGAACCTGAAGGCCAAGGGCTACAACCGGGTGTCGGGCAAGCCCTCGGCGCACACCCGTGGCCTGGCCGCTGACCTCGGTCCCTCCAGCGAGTACGGCTGGATCATGAAGAACGCCGGCAAGTTCGGGCTGCGCTCGGGCAAGAGCTTCGGTGAGCCATGGCACGTCGGCCTCGGTGACGCTCCTGGGATCGGGGGGATCGGTGACGATCCTCACTTCCCGCCTGGTCCGTCTCCTGGGCAGGAGTGGTCCGACCCCGAGACTGGATATCGGTGGACCTACAACGGCTCAATGGGGGTGTGGCAGACAGCCATGGCCGCTGATGTTCCAGCTGTCGGAGGTACGGGGCCGACTCCGGCTCAGGTCCCCGG